CTGAGAAATGTAATGACGATTTCTCGTGGTCGCGTGGCAACCGCCGCTTCGTAGCTCAGGGTCTATATCTGCCTAGCCGCCAGTCTCAGGACTGTATCGACACCATCGTCGTGGCTATCGACACCTCTGGTTCTATCGGCCAGAAAGAGCTCGACGAGTTCGGTGGCGAGGTTACCGGGATTCATGGTGAGCTGCGGCCGAAGCGTCTGATCGTGATCTATTGCGACTCGCGCATCAACCATATCGACACCTTCGGTCCTGATGACGAAGTGACGTTCAAACTGCACGGTGGTGGCGGTACCGATTTCCGGCCTCCGTTCGCGTATCTGGACGAACAGCAGATCACACCAAAGTGCTTCGTGTATCTGACTGATGGCTACGGTTCGTTCCCTGACCAAGAGCCGCACTTCCCCACTCTGTGGTGCATCAACAACGCTCAGGTGGTTCCGCCACACGGTGAGCACTTGGTAGTGGAGTTCTGATCATGTTTCTTGATTACAATACTGCTCAGCGCTGGGTTACCCCGCGCTCAGACAAGCATGCTGGAGCTGCTCTCGGGCAGCGGGCGTACCTGAAGTACGACAAGACGACTGATACCTTTATCGTTCAGCACCCGGTCTGGAGCTCTACATACAGCCAAGAACCGATCGACGAACAAGGCCACACGAATTACAAGAAAGCCCCGAAGAAAAACTGGGCGTTCACCCCTTGTGCCACGCTCTTCCGCGACGGTTCCGTAGAGATTTTCTCTGCGACCCTGAGTGCGCACTTCTTGTACAAGCACTGGGGCGTTAGGCTCCAGCGGATTAAGAGCGCCAAGGAACAAGGTTTCAAAGCCTACATAGGCAAGAGCGAAGGCGAGCCTATCGGGGTACTTGGTGCTAAGTTCCGTATCAGCCCAGACCGCAAGATCGTGCGACTCACTCCGCCAAAGAAACGCGTCGTCGACGAGGCTAAACGCAAAGAGATCCGTACTGAGATCAAACGTGCTCTGCGCATAATCACTGTGCGTGAAAAGCTCGGCGCGTACCCTGACTCTTTGCACAAAGAGGCGTACAAGCTCAACGGCACTGAGTACAGCCCGCTAGTTTACTCAGCCGGCGGAGGCGTGTGCGAAGGCACTCGACAAGAGGGCCTCATTCTCGGTGCTGCTGCTGCACTCTACGAGGCTATTCAAGGTGTCGATGAGTCGAATCTGGAGAGCGCCCATGCATTGATCCAGACGGCGCTTCGCTTCGGACGGTACTACGGGCACAAACAGCGCCCGAACTACGCTGCTGAAGTAAAGCGTTTTATCGAGGCTCGAAAGAGTCTGATCTACAAAGCAATGCGCGCTGAGTATTTCGTAGAAGAGTGCTAGACTTATTGATCTCAGCCCAAGGTGTAAATTCTGATGATCAAAGCATGGAGCTTCTCCCGTCTGTCAATCTTTGAGCAGTGCAAGCTGCGCACAAAGCTGGCTTACATCGATCGTATCCCTGAACCACCACGACCGCTGCCTCCGGGCAAGACCGAGCACGCTAACGACCGTGGGACTCGCATCCACGACGCGGCCGAGCGCTTTGTACGTGGTGGCGTAGAGCTGCTGCCTGAGCTGCGGTCCTTCCGGCCGGAGTTTATGCGGCTGCGCGATCTGTTCGAAGAGGGCAAAGTAGGCCTCGAAGGCGAATGGGCGATCGATCAGGACTGGAACCCAGTAACTTGGAGCTCTTCCGACTGCTGGGGCCGGATCAAACTCGATGCGTTCGTCCATCTGGACAAGCATCACGGCGTAGTCATCGACTACAAGACCGGTCGTAAGAACGGAAACGAGATCAAGCACGCTGAACAATGTCAGCTGTACCAGCTGGCTGCGTTCATGCGCTACCCAGATCTCGAAGTGATCGACGTCGAACTCTGGTACACAGACCAAGACGAAATCACTCACATGCGCTACACGCGAGCTCAGGGGCTTCGGTTCTTCCAGAAGTTCCACAATCAAGCGGTACGCATGACCACAGAAACTGAGTTCCCCGCTAACCCCAATGTCTTCTCGTGCAAGTGGTGCCCCTATGGCCCACGTGGTTCAGGAGACTGCACGAAAGGCGTATAAAAATGCACGTGTTCGAGATATCAGCTGACGAGGCTCGTAAATACGACCTCGGTCAGCTGCTCACAATGAAAAATGCTGAAGCGACCATGGAGTTCGGCTTTGAAGGATTCGGCTTCGTCCCTCAGATGCCTTGTATCCATTGCGTAGACGGGACTCAGCTGTCTGTGCAAGCAGGCTCAATGCTCTACGCAACCCCTCGTAGTGACAAAGGCCCGTACACCACCGTCGAAGTAGGCTTCCCTAGTGAGCCACCACCTTCGACATGGGATGAGTACTCAGACGGAGATTCCGGTGTATGGGGCTTCGTACCGATCGAGCTGGTTCACTTCTTCATCGCCGGTCATGGAGGTATCGACTATGACAAAACATTTAGCGCCGCCACCGCTGTTTAAGCACCAGAAAGAGTCGATCAAGTTCATGATGGGTACGCCCATCACCTTGGATACCTCTGACCCGGGATGCGTATCCGCAGACACAGAGTTTTTAACACCTACTGGTTGGAAAGCTATTGCTGAGTACACAGCAGGCGACCAAGTGGCGCAATTTGACCCCGTAACTCGGAGTATTTCGTGGGTGGCCCCGGAAGAATACGTAAAAAAACCATGTACTGAGATGGTAGCTATCGCCCCTGTACGCGGAACTTCGCAACGCTTATCTAGCGAACACAGAGTTCTTTACTACACTGCTGATGGGCAATATCACGAAACTTCGGCCGCTGACTTCATGGAGCGCTTACATCTAAAAGGGGCTGCGCATTTCGGTTGGAAATTCGCTACTTCCTTTCGGGTAAAGCACAACAAAGCCTTGCCTTTAAGCGCTCCACTTATAAGACTTATGGTCGCGGTTATAGCGGACGGTCATTTCGCACACGGCGGGCATTCCTGCACTATCCGCCTAAAGAAACTGCGGAAAATAGAACGCTTACGGGCTTTGTTACATGAGTCAGCCGTGCCTTATGTAGAAAGACGTTGTGGGGGGGCCGAGGATTTCCAAGTATTCAGGTTTACTCCACCACGTGCGGATAAGTTTTTTGGTGCATGGTGGTGGCAGGCTTCTCAAGAACAGTTGTATACGCTCGCTGATGAGCTCCCTCATTGGGACGGTAGCGAACGCAAAGCCGGCAGCACCTCTTTCTGCTCTACGGTAGAAGCTTCTGCAGAATTCGCCCAGTACGCTTTTGCAGCTACCGGCAACACCGCCTCTTTATCACGCACGTCTCGTGGCGATAAAACAGATACTTACGATGTCCATGTAACACGTGGAAGGGAATTTGTAGGCCCGGGTCGTGCCGCAGCAGTAACTGTAGTAGACAATCCCGAAGGTTTTAAATATTGCTTTAGCGTGCCGACAACTTACTGGCTCGCTCGCCATAACGGCCATATCTTCGCTACAGGCAATACAGGTAAAACACGCGTCGAGATCGAAGTGTTCGCCAAGCAGCGCGAAGCCGGCGGCGGCTGCGCTCTGATCATCGCACCTAAGTCCCTGCTGCGCAGTGCGTGGCAGGATGACTTCAGCAAGTACGCTCCGCAGATCAAGACTGTCGTGGCTACTGCATCCAATCGCGAGAAAGCTTTCGCGGAAGATGCTGATGTCTATATCACGAACATCGACGCTGCTAAGTGGCTGGCTGCTCAGAAGCCAGCGTTCTTCAAGAAGTTCGATACGCTGGTGGTGGACGAGGTTTCTGCGTTCAAACACGCTACGAGCCAACGTTCCAAGGCCTTGAACAAGATTAAGAAGTTCTTCAAGTTCCGACGGGCGCTAACTGGCACACCGTGCTCGAACTCGATCACGGACATCTGGAATCAGGTCAACCTGCTGGACAACGGTGCTCGTCTGGGCACGAGCTTCTTCCAGTTCCGCTCCTCGGTCTGCGCACCTAAGCAAGTAGGGCCTCAGCCCAACATGGTGAAGTGGGAAGACAAGGAAGGCGCTGAAATGGCTGTCGGGCATTTGCTCGCAGACATTGTCGTCCGCCATAAATTCGAAGAGTGTTTGGACATCCCAGACAACCACATGTACGCAGTGCCGTACCACATGTCTCCGAAGCAGCTCAAAGCCTACAAGCAGATGGAAGACTTCGCGATCACTGAGGTCAGCAAAGGCTCTCGGATCGTGGCGAACAACGCTGCCATCGTCATGAATAAGATGCTGCAGATCGCCTCGGGTGCCTCGTACACAGGCACTGCGGGCGACGACGGCGTCGAAGGTGATTACGCCGTGGTAGATACCGGGCGCTATGAACTGGTAGGCGATCTCGTGGAACAACGCGAGCACAACGTGGTGTTCTTCAACTGGGTGCATCAGCGCGATCTGCTGATCGAAGAGTTTGAGAAGCGCGGCATCACGTTCACTCTGATCGACGGCACCACGAATGACAACGAGCGTGCAGAGTCTGTGCGTATGTTCCAAGCGGGCTTCTACAAAGTGCTGTTGGCTCACCCGGCCAGTGCTGCGCACGGACTCACGCTGACCAAAGGCACGGCCACGATCTGGACGTCACCAACGTACAACCTTGAGCACTTCATTCAGGGAAACCGCCGGATCTACCGAGCCGGCCAAACCCAGAAAACTGAGACCATTATGGTCTTGGCCCCCGGGACCATAGAAGACAAAGTCTTCGCTAAATTACAGGAGAAAGATGTCCGGCAATCGAGTATGCTTAGCCTTCTTCAAGATCTATTTAACGAGAATTAACGATGACGAACTTCGCGCACTATCCCAGTCACACCCCTCTTAACCTCGCCTACCAGATTGAATGGGAGCGACGGTATCAGCAGCTCCTCATCAAGTTCCTCAAGACGCACCGAGATTTCGACGGTAGCGCGGTAGCCGCGTGGATGCG